TGGAGGCGGCTCAGGAGAACGAAGGTGGCGTGACCAGCGGCGATGCAGCCAAGGGCAGCGCAACCGGCTCCAACACGCTGCCGACTCCGTTGAGGCCGGGCAAACATGCAGATTGATGAGGAGAAAAAACAGGAACGCCTTCTGCTGCTCTTGCTGGCGCTAGCCAGGGAGACAGAAAAGAAGGTCAATGCACCGGTACGCCGTCGTCTCACGGATGTGATGCGGCGGCTTCGTCGTTTAATTCAACGCATGTCACCTACGGGGATGTTCCGTCAGGTGGAATGGACGCGCCTCAGCCCCCAGGTGGAGCCCCTGCTTGAGGAGATCGTTCAGATCATGAGGGTTTATCTCTTACCCAACCTTCAGCAGCTTCTGCCGGACGTACAGGACGCAGCTTTTGACTACCAGCAGGACTTTATGGAGGAGGTCAGCATGGCTGAGCTTCGCCCGAAGACTCAGGTGGAGCTGATGACGCAGATCAAAACAGGTTCAGGCATCACCCTGCTGGCTTTGATCGGGCGGACTAAGGGATCTAGCCGGTTGGCACGCGCAATGGCCAGAGATCTTGATCGCATGGTCCGCTCACAAATCATCGCCGATGCAACGACCCAGGAAATTAGTGACAAGGTGATCAAGCTGATTCAAAGCAAGGGTCAGATCCAAGCGGTTCTGAACACCGGCAGCTACGCGAATCAGATGTGGAACAGGCTCAGAGCCACGACAGCAGGAGCGGTGTGGGATCTCGTCAACACAGGACTAAATGAGTCCTGGAAGGATGCCCCCGCAAAAGCATGGGTTTGGAATGCAAAGTTGGATCCAAACACTTGTCCCGTGTGTCAGCCCTTACACCTGCAAAAGAGAGCAACACCTTCAGCGTTCCCGGCACAACCACCGATCCACCCAAATTGTCGCTGCACGATAATTCCTGAACTAGGCTAATTTCAGTACCGAAACAGTTAGGTAATGGCTTGCTGGATCCCAGGCCCTGCGAACATGTGTTGGCCAGCAAAGCCTGAGCAGTTTGCAAAGTGGAAGAACGGGCAGATTGTTGAGCCTGAGCTTGAAAAAGAAGAGCCCAAACGTCGCCGCCGGGCTCAAGGGGGATCCAAAGCTCAAGTTGCCGAATCTGAGTGATTACGCAAGTAGTAACTACCTGCGGGGATATCTAGCCATCAGGAATTGAAGAATAAATTGAATCAAGCTGTTTTCTTTTAGTCGGCTCATACCGACAAGTTCGCTGGCAGCGTAGAGGCCAAAGCCCACCATCGCCGCTGTGTTGGGATCGAGGTCCATGATTGGACGGAATAACTATTTAAAGGCTACTTCTGCTGCTCAAGTCGCCTGAGGCGTATTTCGTGATCGTCGATCCGTTCTTTGTGGTCGAGTCTTAGCAATGTGATCTGTTCTAAGACGATTGTGATCCTGGCATCCATTGCACTAGAACGCTTATCCAGACGCCAAAGAGCACCCACACCAGCTGAAATTATCACCGTGGCCAGACCCGAAAAGAAATCCACGGATCACCAAATAAATACCTTTACTCAGCATACTCTCATTTTATTTTATTAGATACGTCGGTATTTAGTATCAAGTTAATAACTTATTTAGTGCCTATATTTAATTCGTAACCTCCACTTATTGATGCCTGAGGACATGTCGGCAACCGAGTCCGTGACCGGTTTAGAAGCGGCCGTGCCGCCGAATCCGCCGCAACCCGCACAACCTTCTATCGACCCTCAAGAGTTTGAGGCGTTGAAACATAAGCTCGGCCTGGCTAATCACCACGCCAAGCAAGCCAAGAAGGAAAAGGAAGAGTTGCAGAAGCAGTTCGTTGAACTGTCCGAGCAACTCAACTCAGTACGGGAGGCACAACAAAGTGCAGTTCGCGAGAACCTGGAAGGCCAGGGTGCATACAAAGAGCTGTATGAGCAGGAGCGTGCTCGGGCCAAAGAGCTTGAGACCACGCTGCTGACGGAGCGGGCCGAGAACGCACGAAAACTTGAGTCTGTGACTCAGGAGCGTGCTCAGGAGCGGCTGAAGAACGTAGCGCTGTCTGCGATCAGCCAATCCAATGCTCTCAACCCCAACCAGCTCTACACGTTGTTGTCACCTTCGTTGCGTCAAAACGAAGAGGGAAATGCAGTTGTGCTCAACTCGGGCGTCGAGCAACCGCTGCAAGATTACCTCTCCAATTTGAAGCAATCGAACGAGTGGCAGCACCACTTCGGAGCGAGTCAGGGGCGGGGCATCGGTTCCGCACCGGCAGCGTCTTCAGTTGCACCTGGGATGTCAAATCCCTATGTCACCAGGAACCTAACCGAGCGACTGCGCCTTGAGGTGGAGAACCCCGCATTGGCCCAACAGCTGAAAGCTGAGGCGTCTCGTGGGTGACTCACGGTAAACCCAACCCCTAAGGATCATGGCCGCGACCTATCAAAATTACTCCGGAGGAACGTTCCTCGGAGATCTGGTTACGAAACCGGCTTTCCGAGATTACGTCAATCAAGAAATCTACGAACGCTGTCAGTGGATTCAGTCTGGCGTTGTTACCCGCAACGCTGCACTTGATGCCCGCGATGGCGGTGTCCGAGTCGAAGTTCCGTTCTTCAAGCCTGTAACTGAGTCCGAGACCACCATCGGATCTTCAGCTACTTGGAACACGAATGGCTACCTCGTTCCTGACAACATCACTGCTGGCTCACAGGTGGCAACTATCCTCCACAGAGGGGGCGCGTTCGCCGCAGATGACCTCAGCAAGCTAGGCAGCGGAGCCGATCCGATGCAAGCCGTAGCAGGCTACATGACCAAAACCATCCTCAAGTTGCGCTCTAAAACGCTGCTTGCGATGCTGGGTGGCATCTTTGGTAGTGCTCTCTCAAGCAACGCCGTTGATGTATCTCAGGCGACTTCTGGTGCTGCAGAAGCCAACTACCTGAGTGCTGCAAACGTCATCAAAGCTCAGAACGTGCTCGGTGAGCGCGGCGACGAGCTGGATGTCATCGCAATGCACAGTCACGTTGCCAATTATTTACGCCAGATTGGTGCACTTACCTTCAGCACCAGCGCCCTCTCAACCGGCGGCGCAATCACCTGGGGCGGCGGTGGCCTGGGTGCTCAAGCTGAGCCCTCCCTGTTCATGGGTCTTCGCGTGATTGTTGATGACCTTCTGGTCCCAACTATCAACGCCAGTGGTGCTGACCAGTACCCCGTGTACTTGCTTTCAAGCGGTGCGATTAACGAGGGTGTGCAACAAGAAACTCGTTACGAGTTTGAACGAAACATACTCTCTAAGCAGTCCGTGATGAGCTGGGACCACCACTATTGCTTCCACCTTGGCGGGGTTTCGTGGAACTCCTCCAGCGACAACCCTGAGAACAGCGCACTGTCCACCTCCAGCAACTGGGCTCTCCGTTATACGGATGCACGTCTGGTGCCTGCTGTGAAGCTAACGGTTAACTCGCCGTTCGCAGCAAACGTCTGACTTAGTCTGACTAAACCAGCCACTTATCAAGGGAAGGGGTTTACCTCTTCCCTTTTTTATTGGCCACTTAATTAGAGTGGAAAGAGAACCTAGGGGCATGATCGGTTTGGTGAGAATGCACTGCTACCGATCAGGCGTTTTCTGGCTTTGTGATGTGCCTGTGGCCGATGCAAAGCGCAAACGGCGTGAGCTTGCTCAAACCGGCTGGGTGATCACTCATTCAGAGGTTGTCTGATGGCTATCGACGCAACCGTTGGCGGAGCTGACGCTAATTCGTATGTGACCCTCGCTGAGATGACTGCTTACGCAGCAACTCAGAGCTGGAATGCGACCTGGACTGCTTACACACAAGACAAAAAAGAAATCAGCCTGATCTCTGCAACCAAGTGGCTAGACACGCTGACCTACAAGGGCAGCCGTAACGAGACCACCCAAAAGCTCTCCTGGCCACGCACAGGCGCAACCTTCGACGGCGTCACCTCATCAGCAACCGCCATACCTGCCCAGATCAAGACGGCACAAATGGAACTGTCTTGGCAGCTTCTGCAAGACCCTGATGCCTTGATCACGCGAGGCACTGCACCCCAGGGCACTTACCTGGCTGAGACCAAGCTGGGCGATCTGGTTCAGAAGTATCAGCAGTACGAGGGCTCCAGTCCTGCATCGATCGACAACATCAACGATCCAAAAGTGTTCATCAAATATCCCTGGCTCCGTGACCTCATCGGTGGCTGGTTAGGCGGTCTATCTGGTGGGGTTGGTTTCATCGAGAGGCAGTAATGAGCAAAGTTGACTCCGTCTTCGGGACTGTCCCTGGACCTGTCATCAAAGAGTGGGGCACCAGCTGCACCTTCATCAAAAAGGGAGAGGGCACCTATGACCCTGCTACCGGACTGGTGACAAACAGCGGAACGACCTACGCGGTCAAAGCCGTGATGCTCGATCTCGACAAGACAGCTTCCAAGCTCTACCAGGAGGAAGACTTCAAAATCATGCTCGACGCAGAGCAGATCAATAACGAGTACATGACCGTGAACGACATGTTCCGGATCACGTTTGACGGGGTGCTGCGCGACTGCAAGATCATCGAGGTCAAGACCTACAGGGGTGACAGCCCAATCCTCTTCACCTGCATCGTGAGGCCTCAATGAGCAGGCCTATCACCAAGCTGGTCCCCGACATCCGTAAGGCCCTTCAAACGGTCTTAGAAGAAACTGTCCAGCAGGTCTACGAAGACGTTTACAACGCGGGGCCGTACTGGAGTGGACAGTTTGCAAACAACTGGGAAGTGCTGCCCGGCAAGAGGTCAATAAGAGCGAACATCCCAACGATCGAAAGGCCCAAAACTCCCAGATCTAGACCGGCCCCAGGTGACATCTTCATTCCTGAGTCACCAAACCTTGGGGGTTACTCACTAGGTAACAGATCAAACTATCGCCTGTATGCGATGGACATCAAACCGACTCCCACAGGACGCCGTTCACCAACGTTCCGCAGAACTGACGGCAAACCTGTGCAGCTAACTAGCGCACCGCCAAAGCGGTACTGGTACGACAAATACCTGAACAGCCAGATAGACATCACAATAAGAAAACAGATCACTTCCGTATTCAGGAGATATTCATGAGCCTGCAATCCATCCGATACAAGATCGAGGGTCCTGTCAGCCAAGCTTTCAGCATCCAAAGCGTGACGTACTACGGCGAGAATCAAACACCAACCGGCTTAGATGCTGATCAGGCCTGGGCCAGAACCAGCGTTACGTTCGGTGCGATGACTGAGAGTGGACTAAACAGAAACTTTGAGAATATCCGAGGCTCAATCGTCATCGAGCTGTTCGTCCCTAAAAACAAAGGCCCTGCTGAAGCACAGACCAAGATCACACCTGTGATGCTGGCACTCAACACCATCAATGACGCCAACGTGGACGGCTCAGCCGCTACTGGCGCAACTGTATGGGTTCGAGATGTGAGAGGCCCTGACTTTATCGAGATGGACGAAGGCCCATATTTCATGGCCCGAGTAAATGCTGGATTCACAGCTAGTTACACTTAAAGCAGTCGAGTCTGTGACCGGCTGACGCCCGAAAGACGCCCGAATCGTCCTTCGCTTTCCTGAAAAGTGCCAGTCCAAACAGGCAAGAGCGTACTTACCGGTAACTCCGGAAGTATCTCTTTTAAGCCGGCCGCAACTGATCTCGGCCTGGCTGATTACAGCGACTTTCCCGCCGGTACTGCCATCACGGTCCCCCTGGGCCATGGTTTCCGTATTGGTGACAAGGTTCAGTTCGCAGAAGTTGACAGCGGCCACATCGATTCCGGCCTGACTGTCTCGACTGACTATTACGTCAAAGCCAAGACAGCCAGCACAATCACCATCTCGGCCACTGATGGTGGCGCTGCAATCACCCTTGCAGGTGACGGTGGCACCGGCTCTGCAAACACTCAAGGTTACGTCCGAATCTTTCTCTCGGACTTCACCGCTGTGGCGAACGTGGCAAGCTTCGAGCTGAGCCTGGAACGTGACCAAATTGAAACCACATCGCTCTCTACCGGAGCGAATGCGTCTGATGGTCTTGCCCAATTCAAGACTTATCAGGCTGGCTTCATTGAAGGCACCGGCTCCATGGAGGTTCAGTTCACTGCTGACCAAGACACCATGGCCTCACGACTGCTCGACTCTTCACTGAAGACTGAGCAATCCGGAGCAGAAGTCAAACTTTATGTAAACACTATCGCTGCTTCTGGCGGCGGTACTGATGACTCAGCTTCTGCATACATCGAAGCTCCGATTACCATTCTGGGCTTCAGCTTCTCCGTGTCTCCGGAAGAAGTGACCACCGCAACCTTGAACTTCGCGCTGTCCGGTCAGCCGACCACGTTCAAGCTCTGATTCATACTTATCTAGCCCCGTATTTATGCGGGGCTTCTTTATTTAGTTAGTATGAATGCAACTAAGTAGGTTGCATGTCTGCAGGACTTGACCAGCTCAAAAAGGCTGCGAACCTCAAACCGCTCAGAAAAACAGTCACTCTCGGAGACGGAAGTGAGTTTGTTTTCTACTCGTCGCCCCTGACGATGGCGCAGCGTGAGCGTGCAAACCGCGACTCAAAGTCTGATGACATCAACGTCTTCGCCCTCCACCTGCTGGTCAACAAAGCGCAGGATGAGAACGGTAGCCGGATGTTTGGCCCGGGTGACATCGCCGTACTTAAGAACGAGGTCCGCGATGAAGACCTGCAGGCTTTGATGCTGGCAGTGCTTCAAAACCCAGAAGACGAGGAGGAACAGGACATCGATCTCAAAAGCACTCGAAAGAGAGCTTGAGCGAGACAACTGGATGATGCTGTCCTTTGGGGTAGCAAAAGAGTTAGGCATGACCGTGCAACAACTGCACGAAAATGTCACTCAGGAAGAGCTACTCGGATGGTCTTGCTACTTCAGTATCTTAAATAAACGGCAGGATGCAGCACTCAAAGCTGCGAAGAGGCGTCGATAGACTGAACTAAGTATCGGATCTTAATAGTGGCTGCCTATAACGCTGATATTCGCATTGGCGTCATTGGCAAGGCAGAGCTTAACAAGCTCGATGCGCAGATCAATAACCTCAATAAAAAGACACTGCTGCTGCAAAAAAGACTGCAGCTCAAGACCAAGCAGGCAGCTGTACGGCTAGACACCAGAGGAGCAAACACAGCACTAAAGCAGCTTGAGACACGAATCGCCAAGTTAGGACGCACAATCACAGTCAACCTACGAGTCAACGAAAGGGAAGGACGCAGGGCTGCACAGCAAACAAACACGATCATTGCTACCGGGAATAACCAAGGCATCGCTTCGGGTGCCGCGATTGCAGCACTGCAAAGAAGGCAGAGCATACAAAAGTCAATAACTACCGAAGCCAAAAGTCTGAATAGCGCCAGCCAGTCACAACTGAAGGTGCAAGATCAGATCGCAGGGATTGACCAGAAAATACTGGATGGTCGAAAACGTCTGTCAGAACTCAATAAGAAACTTCCAGAGCAAGGAGGAAGGCTCAGCAATCGAGACCTACTTGATGCAGGCCTAAGGACCAAAAAAGCCCAAGCGGAGGCTCAAAAGGTCATAAAAAGAGTCGAGGATGCAGGGCTCGGACCAGCCGATGCTGGCAAGGAATACAAGCGCTTTTACGACGGACTACCGGCTAGGGCAAAGAAAAGCCTTGCAGAAATAGATAACGCAAACCGGGCTGCGGTCCAATCGCAAGCAGATGACCTGCAAAGACTTGAGACACGAAGGGCTCAGTTAGTAAACAGAAGCGTTGCTATTGAGCAGGCCGGGGATGCGCGAGTGGCTGCTTCTGCGAAAAGAGCAGCTGCCGCAGAAATGGCCGAGATGCAGAAGGTTCAGCGAATGGCTGAACGAAACGCAGAGCGGCGGGCACGGGTTGCACGAGGCAGACGGCGTCAAAAAACCTTTAAAGGTTTGACGGCAGGGGCTGGTGCTGCAGCTGCGATAGCCACGAACGGCGTACCGGTATTGGGGAGCATTGGTGAGGGTGCTCTGCTCGGCAGTGCATTTGGAAAGGGCAAGGCAGGGCTTGTAGCTGGCGGTGCTGTAGGTGCTGTTGTGGGCCTGGGGACAGCCTTTGCTCAAGTCACAGGAAACGTCACCGAGTTTGCAAATGAGCTGGATCGACAGCAAAGGGCGTTGGCAAACACTGTGGCGACAAGCCAAGAATATGATCAGGCGTTAAAAGCAATCGACCAAGCAAGTAATGATTTCTTAGTACCTATTGGGCAAGCAACTGAACAGTTTACCAAGCTAAATGCAGCTGCAAGATCAAGCGGTTTTACAGTTAAAGAAGTTGAAAAGGTCTATCGAGGCTTAGCCGCAGCCAACACAGCTTTGGGCGGTGATAGTCAAAAATTGCAGGGAATTTTGCTTGCTACACAGCAAATTTTCTCGAAAGGTAAGGTACAAGCAGAAGAGCTCAGAGGTCAGCTCGGCGAACGTCTCCCTGGGGCGTTTGCGTTGTTTGCTAAGGCTGTAAATAAGACACCTGCAGAGTTAGATAAGGCACTCAATGATGGCAAAGTAACGCTTGAAGATTTTGTCACGTTTACTGACTCACTTCTGACTCGCTACGAAGGCAACGCCAAAAAGATTGCCGACGCTCCAGAGAACGCAGCGCAAAGATTGGCGCTCGCAATGGATGCCTTGAAGAAGTCAATGGCTCCAATTCTGCAAGACATAGGAAACATGTTCACCAACCTCGCCACAAGCGTGGTAAAGCAACTGACTCGTATGTTTGACGCAATAAATCAGGCCAGGACAGCTCAGGCGATTGGATTACGCAGAGAAGCGCAAGTTCGCTTCTTCGAGGCAAGCTCAAACCTACAGAACGCACAAATCCAATTTAAAAATAGTGATAAGGATGAGGCAGCACTAACCAGGCTGAGAAATGCCACTGAAGGCTATGCAATGGCTCAGCGAAGTCTTGCTAGTGCCAACAAGGAAGTAGCCAGATTGAAGCTACCGTTTTCGCCCACCGGCACTCCGGTAGGAGATAAACCTAAGCCCCTACCGACAAACACCAAAACAGGTAGTGGAAGCCAATCAAAACCACAAGACACTGTTGCTCGCACTCAGGCGCTTATAGCTGAGCAGAGGCAGCTGCTGGACATTGAAAGACAGAAATTTGACTTCATCGGCAAAAGAGAAGGTCTGGAGCAGTTTGCGTTCAGACGCGAAAAATTGAAAGCCACATTAAAGAAAGACATGGAGTTAATCGACCAGAAAAACATTACAGCTCAAAGTAAGCTTGCTGAAATCGAGTTCATAAAGCTAAAGCACGCAACCAACCTGCAAACAGTTAAAAACGACGAGAAAGAATTTACGGTTGAGCAAACTCGTGCGTTTGAAGATCAGGTTACACAGCTGGAACGCGCCCTCGCTTTAGATATGGCAACAACCGAAGAGAAGCGCAGACAGCTTGAGTTAGAACACGCACTGGCCGATGTAGATAACAATAAAAATCTGGATGACGGTCAAAAGGCAAAGCTGAAAGCACTGCTTGAACAGCGCAAAGAGCTTGGAGATCGCAACGCAGATCCGATCTTCCAGTACATGACGCAGCTGCAAAACAGCATCACAGACACTCGCGGCCAGATCGTCTCACTGGCACAAACGATCGAATCAGAACTGGCAACAGCAATGACCAGCGCTGTGACCGGCTTGATCGACGGGACGACGACGGTTGAAGAGGCCTTCAGCTCGATGCTGAAAAACATTGGCAAGGCCTTTATCGAGATGGCGATGAAGATCCTGGCGCAGCAGGCAGTTCTGGCGATCCTCTCAGCCTTTGGAGGTGGAAACTTGATGGGTGGAGATGGCTACTACAACAAATTCACTGGTCTGGGAACAGCAGGTCCAAACTTTGGTCTGGCATTGGGTGGACCTGTTACGCCTAAGAAGCCGTACCTTGTCGGCGAAACCGGCCCGGAACTATTCATTCCTTCTGAATCAGGCATCATCGGCACCAACGCCATGTTTGATGCTGCAGCTGGAGCAATCAAATCTGGGGCATCAGTTACTTCGCCCGAAGACGCAGAAAACGACGGCGGCTCTGACAACCCGTTTGCGGCTGCGGCAAGCGCACTGGTGAACACCAACAATACGGTTCAAAGCTCAAAGGTTGTTGAGATGCAGATGGCGCAAAACGCCGCTATCGAGAACCCAGAGCCGATCGACGTCAGATTCCAGAGCACGGTGATCAACAACGTGAGCTATGTCTCAGTTGAGGAGTTCCAAGCAGGGCTGACACAGACGGCAAATCGCGCCAGGTCAATGACATTAAAGGATCTGCGCAATAAGCCCTCCACCCGCCGATCCACAGGAGTTGCCTGATGACAGTTGCAATCGGAACCTACGTCGAGATAGGTACGGACTATTACTTCCAAAACTTTCACCACGGAACAACACGAGGTTTTAACGGTTTCGCATACTCGTTCGCAGGCTTTGGCTACACGGGTACGACTGTTGATCTTGAGGGTGCAAACGTTGATGCCCAGCTGGTGTTTGTCAACAACCCGCTGTCGATGGCAATCGCAAAGACCCACGCCGACTTGCGATCAATAATCAAAGTCCACACAGTGGTGATGACACCAACCCTTGGTGAGAGCGACAGCTTCACTACAGATACGTTCATGATGACTGGCTTTAGTAATGACTTATCTAGGATCGCGTTTAGATTATCTAGCCCATTAGATGCAGTTACTGCAGACGTTCCCAGACGTAGACTGTCTTCAAAGATTGTCGGCGCTTTGCCGTCAACGGGATCTGTAAATCTGCTGTAATGCTTGATCCGAAAGCCCGTCGAGTATTACTTCCTCAAGACCGCGAGATCATTGCCATTACCGGCATGACAGAGGACGAGTACATACAGTTTCTGGATTACTGCGCAGAAAAGAGCAGGTTTGAGCCAGGGGAGATCGTTGCGCTGGAGCCCTTTACGATCATCCTGATCAACCTGGCGATCGGTCTGTTATTGACCGGTGCGTCGATGCTGCTGGCACCGAAGCCCCAGGAGCCAAAGACAACAGAGCTAGATGAATCCACGGTTGACGGTCAAGACATTGTCCGTGGTGGCCGTTTCGCACCAAAAGCTGGTTTCGACAACGTCCAAAACGTGGTCGAGATCGGCAGCGTGGTGCCCATTGTCTACGCAAAGCGAGAGACCATAGACGGCTACCAATACGGAGGGATCCGAATCAACACCAACCTGTTGTGGTCTCAACTGCAGTCGATCGGAGGTGGTCAGTTTTTCCGTGGACTCTTTATGGTGGGTGAAGCAACCAATGATGAGAGCGTTGCTGACGGGCCTGTTATTGATTTCGAGCAAACAGCTTTTGGCAACAACACGCTGGGTGCGTACTACCTAGATGAGAATCAGACGGCGGGTCGAGCAACTATCTATTACTCACCCGGCAATGGACGTATTGAAGGTGGGACACTGACTGAACCGGGCAATTTCTATCAGATAGGAATTTTGCCACCGAACGATCCGGGCAACAAAGAAGAAAGCACACCAGCGGGTGCGGATGTTTACTGCATTGAATCAAATACAGAGACACCAACTGAAGATTTCTGCCAGGCAGTCATTCCGAGTAATCAGTCTGAGTTTGGCCTCTACAGTTTTATCGGCAACAGGTTTGGGTTCAAATTAGGAGAACGCTTTGAGGCTGTTACGCAGTGGGAAAATCGTCAAGACGGCGAGTATGAGCGACAAGATAGTAATCAAAAGGTCGCACAGAACAAAAAAGATCGTGCAATGTTTAGCACCCGAGCTGGGTTCTTTATTGCAAATACTGCGACTGAAGGTGAGAGGACACTTGCGCCAGGCGACACCATCCAATATCGAATTTACCGGTCCAGTGATAAGGATTTTATTTTTGAGAAAGACGGA